AGTTCCTTATCATAGACATGATAAAAAAGAACAATCAACTAGATTTTTTTACTCGCATGAATATATGGGCCCCGATAATAAAACATTAGATCCCAAATGGAATGCAATAAAAGAAAGTTCTAATCAAATAAATTTATTTGATGATGGACAGATTGAAACCATGATAGATAAAGCAATATAAAGGAGAAGTTATGAGAGTTATTAGTTATATAAGATTATCTTCTGAGACTCAGATTGATAATCAATCAGCAGAAAATCAAAAACAAATTAACATTATTGAAATAAATAAACTTAAAGAATTAGATAAAATAGATTCACATATTCAGCCTGAGTTAATAGATGATTCAGGAGTTTCAGGTTTATTAGAATTTAAAGATAGAAAGTTCGGAAAAGAACTTCTTAATTTAAAAGAAAATGATTATATATTTACTTCTAATATTGATCGTTTAGCTAGAGACAATAGAATCTTCGAGAACTTAATTCACCATTGTAAAATGAATAAAGTAAATGTTATTGTGCCAAATACAGGCAATATTACTAAGAGTAAAGTTGGATTAGAAGCTTCGTTAAGAGCAGTTTTTGCCAAAGAATATGCTAGAAGAGTTAAAGAGAATTGTAGAGCCGGGACTAAAAGAAAAAGAAACTTTGCTTATCATGATTTTCCTAGCGTTAGAAATGGTATGGGCGGTAAAATACCTTATGGTTATAGAAAAGAAGGCATAGGAAAAGAGGCAGAATTTATTAAACATAAATGGCTTGATGATGCTGTTGTGCTTATGAAAAAATTAGATAATGAAGGTCAATCTTTAAGAAAAATATCTGATACAATTACTAATACTTTTTCAATGTATGTTGAAGCACAAGTTACTCATCAAACTGTTAATAAAATATTAACAGACTCAAGAAAATATGAAGAAAGTTTAGCTATTAATCAGGAGGTTATGTAATGAAACAGAAACAGCTACAAGATCAGATTAAAAAAGATATATTACAACTTGCATCTAAGTATAGAGAGCAAGGCAATGAACAAGAACTTTTCTTTATGGCTTATGTTGTGGAAAATTTTTTAATTAACATGATTAAGAATATTCCAGCTAGTCAAACATTGATTATTTTTGTAAATTTATTGAAGAATATTTTGTCAACTTTAGTTGAAACTTATGTTGACAAAAAGAACTAAAAAATACTAATATTATCTTATTCATAATGTTAAAGGGTGATTGTAATGATCGCCCTTTTTTTTATGAGAAAACCTAGCCGAACTATGATTGGAAGAAGGATATAGATTGCGGTCCGACTAGGAAGAATCAAATTCTTTTTTCTCTATATATAGATGTATATATTAAATCAAATTATAGTTAAACAACACCCTTAATATCTCTTACTAAAGGCTGTTTCCAGTCTCTTGCATAGTTACCTGATCTTGATGCAATGGCTTCTCCTGCCATTAGTAAGACTAAAGCATCGGCAAAATCAGGTGATCTGCCTAATCTTTTCTTAATCATCTCTTTAGATTCAACTTGAATTTTTCCGGCAGCCGTAAATTTATATTTAACACCAATTAAATCAGCTATCATGTACTCATTATTTGGCAATTTACACATTTTATTTTCTAAAAATGATCTAAATTTAAACCATAATTCGCTTCTTAAATTCATATAAGTTTCTTTTTGGCTAGGACTTTCTGCAACATTAATCCCAATAGCATTGATTCTACCAATGGAATTAATGGCATCTAAAACTCCGTACCCCATTCCGATTACATCTATATAAAGTTCATGAGGTCTATGTTCAAGTTCAGTAGTATCAAATTCTGCATGAACACGACCACTCAGCTCCATTAAGTCTAATCTTTTCCATGATTTTATTTCAGTAATACTATTACCTGTTTTTTTTACCAATACAGAACTGTCGGCACCATGTCTTGCTACATCAAGAGACCAAATAGTATCTGATACAGAATGATCTACTGGAATTTCTCTACTAATAGCAGAGTCAATTAACTCTAAAGGTATAATAGTATCATCTGTTTCTTCAGCAAACTCACCTAAACATCTTACTTTAAAAGCAGAACTATCTTCTCCATATCGCATAGCCATTTCTTCAACAAACTCATCTGAAACTCTATCGCTATCATAAGCTGATATATGAAATGTTCTCCAAGCTCCTTTTAATTTATGATGAGTGTCATAAAATAAACCAGAGTTTCTTGTTGGGTTTCCAAGTAAGATTGTGTGAGTATTTTTGCCGGACATGGACCCTGAAGCAGATTCATATACTTGTTCAGGAATCCCTGATGCTTCATCACATAATAAGATAACTTTACCTTGACTATGAACACCGGCTAAAGCTTCAGGTTGTTCTTTACGAGAAGTTCTTGCTGATATAAATGCTTCAGCACTTCGAGATCGCAAAGATATTCTATCACTTTTTATATCAACTAAATCTTGTAATGCTTGTGGCATTTCGCCAATCCATTTCTTTAATTCGGCGAATAAAGCATCAAATAATTGACCGCTTGTTGGCGCAGTTACTATAAGTTTACAGTCTAAATGTGTAAGTAATGTATGAATTAATATCCAACTAGCAACTGAAGATTTACCAACACCATGAGCAGATCGAACAGATATTTTTCTTTCTCCTTCAACAACAGCTTTCATTAGTTCGGATTGCCATTCATCTGGTTTAACATTTAAAACATTTTCACAAAATAAAGTTGGTTCATATTGATACTTTTCTATAAAGTTTACAAAAGGATTAGCTTGATTCATTTACCATTTTCCTAAAGGACATTTTTGTTGTTTAAATAATGTCTTAGCTTTTATAACACATCTGCAATAATTACAAATTGCTCCATAAGTTCCTTCTGATTTAGAATCACAATCGTTACAGATTTTAATTCTTTTCTTCTGTAATTTTCTGCTTATCATTATTTTTTCTTTTTAGATTTTTTCTTCTTCTTTTTCCAACCAGATTTCATATCAGCATAGGCTTTTTTAGATACTGTACTGTTCTTTTTTGATCTACTTTTACCAGCTTTTTTTCTTTTGTTAATATTTTCTACTAAACTCATTTCATCACCATTTTACCCTATTAGCCCAAAAGGCAGCCGACATTTTACCTTTCTTAATATTCTTTGCGTGTCTTGCCTTAAAAGACTTTGCTCTTTTTGTCATAGTTTTATCACCAGTTTTACCTTGTTGACCAAAACGAATAGTTTTTATTTTATCACCTTCTTTAGCCACAACAACATGAGATTTTGTTTTATGACCAGGTGTTCTTTTTGGTTTATTATAACCTGAAACTCCTGCTCTAGTTAATCTTGAATCTTTTGTCATTAGTTTAACTGATCTTTTCTATATTCAATTCTATAAATGTTATCACCAAAAGCTCCAATAATACCTATACAAGCTTTAGCTGAATCAATAAACTCGGATGCTCCATGACAATCTCTAGCAGAATCGCAATTACAAAGCTTTGATTCATATTCAAAACATATAACCTGGGCACAAGAATTTACCATTATATCAAGATAATCTTCCTCAGTTATTGCTGTTAAGTTTTTATCTTCATCTTTGTTAGACATAGTGCTTATATTATACAGCATTATTTCTAATCCATAAGCTATTAATTATTTCTTTTGATAGTCTCAGTAATTGTTGATCTGATAAATTTATTTTTTGTTCTTCTCTTTCATTATTACTTAATAGTAAATATTCAGAATTAACACTAACATAATCATACTTAATTTTTTTCGTCATCTTCTACTCCAAATATTTGATTAACTAAATCTTCACCCATTTGTTCCCATTGTTTATCTGTAAATCCTTTATTTTCATCTCTAACTTTTTGTGAAAATGTAAATGTTACAACTTCTTCAAATTCTTCATCTTCAATATCATCTGCATCTATATTATAAGTAATATCTTTTTCTTTCGATTTCGACATCTTCAATAACTCCTTTTAATTTTTCTGATTCTTTAATAACTTTTTCTAAAACTATTGGTGCTGATAGTTTTCCAAAATGACCATTAGGGCTTTCTAACTCGCTGACTCTATCAATGAATTTTTTATATATATCATTTTGTTTTTTTAATATTTTGTTTTGAATTTCTAATTCTAAAGTTTTTTCTTCTTGTTTTTTTAATTTAGAAGTTAGTCTCAATTTAGTAGTCATTATATTTTACCTTTTAAAAAACCTTCTAAAAAATCTTTTTCATCTGAATCAGATTGAACAACAAAACTATCTGTTCTTTGCGATCTAAAAGTTTCATATTTTTTTTCTTTCTTTTTTGATTGCTGTTCTGATCTTTGAATTAGTTTTCTTTTTTTTGGTTTTTCAATTACTTTTTCTAGTGTTGTAAATCTATTACCACAATCTAAACATTCTCTTCTTCGTCTTGTAGAGTCGGAAGATTTTCTACTTTCTATTACTTTACTTTTTTCAGAACTACAAATTAAACAAATCATAATTATCTCTTATTTAAAACGGAATAGGGTCATCAAAAGGAATATCTTTTTCAAATTTAGTTACTTTAGCTTTTGCAAAAATCTTTTTACATTCATTAACTTCATGTAGTGTCTCTAAAATTTCAGCTAATTCATCTAGTGTGTATAATATACATCTTGGATATTTTGTTAAAACTATATCACCTTCAGCAACATTTTTTACAATATAAAATTCTTTATTGTTTTTAGATTTTGCTAACCAAAATTCACCTTTTGGTGGTTCATGACCTGATAATCTAGCTTCTTTATCTAAAGCTAAATAACCTTTTATTATATTACTACAAGCTTTTTTAAATAATAAAGAATTACCTTTTGTTACTAAAGCTGTATTTAGTTTTACTTTTGCTTTAGAAAATTTCTTTTTTGTCTCTTCAGAAACAAGTTTTTCTAAAACACCAGGGCCCCAAACATTTTCCATTTCAATAGCTGTCTGATCTACTTCAGATAAATAAATATTTTTTAGTTCTTCTTCTTTATCTTTTAACATAACCAAACCTTTTCATTCCAAATTCCTATAATATTTTTATTCTGTAAACCTAATAAACTTCTCTTTAATATCTGATTCTTTTGACTTGTATTCTTATCAGTTAATTTTGGTAAAACTAAAAACTCAACACTACTTATTGTAATAAACTTATTCTCTCCTGCATCAGCATTAATCCAACCTTCTTTTGAAATTTCTGAACTCATTGCATCAACAATAGTATCATAAATTAACTTCTGATTAGCACCTAATTTTGGAACATAAGGCGTATGTACTGTTTCTTGATCCATAACTCTTTGTAATGTAACGGAACTTTGACCAATCAATGCTCTTGATTCGACCTCAAGAACAATATCTTCTAAAGACTCGGCATCTTTTTGTTTTTGTACTTCTAAATGAACATTTGGTTTTGAGTATTTACAATAAATAGAAGTATCAACTCCGCCTAATAAAGCACTTGAACCTCTTAGACCAGCAGTCTCACTTTTTCCTGAGTGATGAACTAATAGAACTGCACAATTAATATTCTCTCTAATAAAATCACATGAGCTTATAAAATGTCCCATATCACTTGCAGAGTTTTCATCTGAGCCTGAATTAGATAAAGCTCTTGCAACTGTATCAATTACAACTAACTTAAAATCTTTTCCAACTTTATTAATTGTTTGAATTAATTTATTTAATTCATCTTGATCTAAAAAATTTACAGTCTGTGCAAGTAAATGAAAATTTGGTTGAGCTTCAGGTTTATTTTTAACTAACCATGCTTTAATTCTTTTCTTTAAACCTCCAACACCTTCACTTGCCACATACATTGTTTTACCTGAGTTACTATTAAATTTTTGCCAGTCTTGATCTGAAGATATTGATAGACACATATCTAATGCACAAAAAGTTTTATATGATGCCGGTTGACCATATATAACGGCTAAACCATTTTCTGGTATTAAGTTCTCAATTAAGAAAGTTTGATTTTTTAATGTTAGAATATCACTTATATTCATAGTTGGAAAAACATCTATATTAGATTCTTCGTAAGGTTTAGCTGATAATATAAGCTCTTCTATATCACCACCATTATCAAGAAAATCAGATATATCTCCTTTTTCTGCTACTTTTTCATCTAATTTCAAAATATGAACGCTCAGGGAAGCTCGTAGGAGCGATTTTGCGACCTTGTCTATATGTAAGTACCCAGCAGAATCGTTGTCTGGGATTAAAATAACTCTTCTATTTTCAAACCATTTGTTTAAAGATTCATTCCAGTTCTTACTTCCTCCGCTATTAGTTGTAGCTAATAGACCAATAGACATTAATCTATCTGCATCTTTCTCACCCTCAACAATAAATATTGTACTCGAATCTTTTTCTAAAATTTGTGGTAAGTTATAAGGTAATGGATCAATACCATTTAAACCCCAATGCCATTTATTATCTTTAAAATGTCTTTGTCTAAAATCTTTTGGTTCATATCTTA